CGGTTTCCGGTGACACCGATTCATTCCCCTATAGGGAGCTTGTCTATTCGAACGTCAGCTATTTTGGCTTGTCGATCGACTACCGTTTGCAACATTTAAGCCCTGAAGAAGAAGCTGTCACCAGAATCAAATTCCTCGTGCCGCTGAACAAGCGCGAGGATGAAATCCAGTGCGCCGCCTCACGGTTGCAAACCGACACAGCTGCGGTGTGGAAGCGAAACCCCAATGAGGTCAGCGACCGTCGCGGATTGTTCAACCAGTTGCGATACGATCTCTGCACCTTCCTCGGCTTTAAGCCGGGACCGCAGCTTGCGATGACGAATCGCCTTGTGAGGGCCTGAACCGCGATATGACAATGGAAGATTGCTGCGCCTTCTCGATCCAGGATGAAATCTGGCGAGGCTACGGCGAAGCGGCGGAGATCCTTGGCAGCGACTACAAGTTCTTCCGACCCGGCAATCCGCCGATCCCGACCGGCAACTTCGACACGCCAGGCCGGGCACTGGATTCGGGCAAGAAGCTTGACCGCACTTTTGAGCAGTTTGACACCACTGCGACCTTCGACAGCGACAAGATCCTCGACCAAGCCGTCGATCCGGACTTGATCGATCAAACCAACCTGGACGCGGCGGGCGCGACTCTTGATGACGATGTGAGTTTTGACCAGCCCGGCAATTACCTTTTCACCCGCAAGGTGAGCCTCAACGCCGAGGACATGAGATACGGCCGCCCGAATAAATACGGCAAACCGACATGGTATGCGCTTGTGGACGGCACTGATCTGGCCGTCGGGTTCTACTTTCAAGGGCCGCAAGGCACCTTCTTCATCGCCACGATGCAGGCGCTCCTGCCGATACTCGTTGTTTCGTGCAATCGGGTCGTCAATATCTTCCGCCCCTACAGCCAGACCGGCATTACCGGACGGGCGCCGTACGGCGGCAACACGGACAAGAATTCCAAGCTCCTCGTCGCCGGCAGACCGTGCAGCATTCTGCAGGGCACCAAGGGTGAGAAGGGTGATGCCCAGCTTCCGGGCGATGTTCGCTCGCCCTGGTGGACGGTTCTGATTCCGCAGGCGGACACCGATATTCGAATGGACGACATCATCAAAGATGATCGCGGCGTCCGATATGTGGTGTCGTCGAGCGAACTGACCGACATGGGGTTCAGGCTCACCTGCATGCAGGCCGCGCCATGAGCGATATCAGCGATGTGGTGTCCGTGCTGGTCGACGAAGTTACCGCAGCGGTTTATCCGCCAGTCCTGTTCGACGCCGCGGCAGAAACCTTCGACAGCAAGAAAGTTTTCGACGTTACCAGCACCGATCCGGTCGCTGCGCATAAATTCAACGATGGCACCAAGTTCAACACGGGCGCCAAGTTTGACGAGAAGAAGGCTCCAAGCATCACCGGCACGCCGATCGTTATCTATCCAGGCTGGCCCGCCGAAGACGAGCTGAACGACGACCTCGCCAACGGCGATACCGGCAGGACGCATATCACCGTTTTCCCGAAAGCTGAGGAGCGCAACACGACGCGCTATCAGGAGCTGGAACACGTGATTGCAGCGCCGGCGCCGACACTGACGATGCTCATCGCGGGCGCCGTCCTGGCGCCGGGGCAAGTTCTCTATGACACGCCGGGCGTCACCTGGGCCGACACGCTCACCTACGATGCGGGTGTGCTGCGCGACACGCTGGTAACGATAGGCGGAACGGTTTCCGTGCCCCAAAATCTGGCGCTTCGCGTCAATGGCAAGTTCTATACCTACGCGGTGCAAAAGGGAGACACAGTGCCGACCATCGCGGCGGCGCTGGAAGCCCTTATGGCTCACGATATCGCCGGGACGAGCGTTGGCGGCAGCGTCATCACCATAGGCCCCACTGGTCGGCTGCAGGCGGCGCATGTGGGTGGTTTTGGCACCGTCGGCACGGAAGTGCGGCGGCAGGAACGCGTGATCCAGATTTCCATCTGGGCCAATGACCCGGAGCTTAGGGACAAAATCGCTGCCGGCGTTGACGTTGCGCTTGCGCAGAAGCGGTTTCTCGACATGCCGGACGGTTTCGCGGCGAGGCTGATATACAAGAATTCGCCGGTCATCGACGCGACGCAAAAAGCCAATCTCTATCGACGTGACATCAACTATCTCGTCGAATACGCGACCACGACAAGCGAACAAGTCGCGGCAGTGATTGCACCTGCGATCAACATGAACGCATTCCAGATCACAATCTGAGGGAAACCATGCATCTCACGGTCATTCATCCTTTTTCAATTGCTTCAACAAAAGACGACGCAGGCAAGGAACTGGCCGCCGCCAAGGACTATGCCCGCGGCGACAAGATTTATGACGAGGAAAAGATCGCCGAAATCCTCGATGGCGAGAACAAGAGCCACTGCGTCCGGACGGCCGATTTGTCTGATGGCGCAAACGGCAAACCATTCAGCTAATCGGGAGCCTCCATGCCCATTTTTAACCTCGGCGCTTTGAACACGTCGGCCCTCGTCGCGCCCGACGTCTATATCCAGAAAATCCCGCCGCAAACCCGATTCATCAATGGCGTTCCCACGGATATTCTCGGCCTCGTCGGCGTAGGTTCATGGGGTCCGGTGAATAGTGCCGTGCTCGCCGTTGGCGACACCTTCGGCACCGTCACCAATCGCAAGTATGACCTCGCTACGGCGCTTTCGATTTCCTCGCAGATTGGCGCCAGCAATGTGCGCGCGGTGCGCGTGACCGACGGTACCGATGCCGCTGCGGCGGTGAACGTGATCGACGTTGCGGGTAGTCCGGTTACCGGCCTTGTCCTGACGGCTTTCTACACCGGCACGGTCGGCAACGGCCTTTCCTACGCAGTTGCCAACGGCACCAAGCCGACCACCTTCAAGCTCACAATCAACCGCCCAGGCTACGCCTCCGAAATCTACGACAACATCGCAGGCTCGGGCGCGGCGGTGTGGGCCGCTATGCTCGCGGCCGTGAACAACGGCCAGTTCGGCATCACCGGACCTTCGAAGCTTGCCGTGGCCACGATCGGCAGTTCGTCGGCAGCCCCCAAGGTTGCCAGCTCGGCTTTCTCAGGTGGCCTCGATGGTGCCGGAAGCGTGGCCGACGCCACCCTGGTCGGTGCCGACGGCGTCACTCCCTCCGCTCGCACGGGCATGTACGCGCTGCGTGGCTCGGGCGCTCAGGTTGGCAATCTCATTGACCTCACTGACAGCACGCAGTGGGCTACAATCCTCGCCTACGCCAACAGCGAAGGCGTCTATATCCCGGTTACAGGTTCGGCAGGCCAGAATTACAGCACTGTCTCGGGCAACCTCGTCACCGCCGGCACGGACGATCCCGGCCTCAAGGTTTTGGTAGGCGACTGGATTTACTGGAAGGACAACGTCAACGGCGTCACCCGCCTGATGTCCCCCGCCACCTTCTGCGCCGCCGACCTGGCCTCGCTCGCCCCCCACCTCTCCACCCTGAACAAGCCTCTTCCGGCCGTCACCGGAACGCAGCGCACCTCTCAGAACCAGCCCTACAGCAACGCCGAAATCGGGGCTTTGGCGACGGCGCGCCTCGATGTCGTGACCAATCCTTGCCCCGGCGGCAGCTATTATGGCTTCCGCACCGGCCGCAACGCCTCAAGCGATCCGTCGCGCAATGGCGACAATTACACCCGCATGACCAACTTCCTTGCCCTTACCTTCGCTGCGGCCTTCGGCTTCGTCATCGGCCAACCGCAGACCAAGAACCTGCGCCGCCAGGCCAAGGCCTCGCTCGATTCGTTCCTCTGGAACCTCGCCGATCCGACGCGCGCGGGCGGCCCGATGATCGGCGACGTCAATGGCGGCCCGGCATTTTCGGTAAAGATCGACAAGAGCAACAATCCCGACAGTCAGGTGGCCCTTGGCTACATGCTTGCCGATGTGCAGGTGAAATATCTCAGCATCGTCTGGTTCTTCGTCATCAATCTCGAAGGGGGCCAATCGGTCTCCGTCCAGCTCGTCGCCGCGCAGCCCCAATAACAGCCGCTCAGCGGCAGAAAGCTTAGACCATGCCGGTTAATAATTTCACCACGGGCAGAGACGTATCTCTGATCATCCAGCTTCCGACCGGGCCTCTTACGCTCACGCTTACCGACTTCAGCGCCAAGCCCAAGACCACCACGCTGGAATCGAAGCCTCTCAGCGGGATCAAGCAGCATGCCTATATCCCCGATGGCTGGGATATCAGCTTCAAGATCGACCGCATGAACACGGCGGCCGACGATTTCTGGGCCAACTTCGAGGCGCAGTATTACGCCGGAGCAAATCAGGTTGCTGGGACGATCTATGAAACGATCAGTGAGTCCGATGGCAGCGTGAGCCAATGGCGTTTCACCGGCGCCATCGTAAAACTCGACGGTGCCGGCGACTTCTCTGGCGACAAGAAGGTCGAGCAGAGCTTCAGCGGCATGGCATCGCAACGAATTCGGGTGAGCTAATGACGACCCCGACACAGGACGTGGTCATCGCGGCGAATGTGACCGCCAAGGTGCAATCGGGTGCGATGAGCATCACGATCCGCAAGTTGCTGCCGATTGATCGCATGCGGCTCGCTTCCGCCATCGGGCCTGAGAACGTCAAGAACGATCTTTATCTGGCCTATGCTTCCCTGGCTTATTATGTGACGGAAATCGACGGCGAGACGATCCCTCGCCCTAAATCTCCGCGCGAGGTCGAGGCCATCGTCCAACGCCTCGGTGACGACGGTC